AGCATTTCGAAAATCTGGGTGTACTTCAACTGTAATACAAATAAAACGTCTTTGTACTGAATATGGATTTGCAGAATATTGATATGCATTCAAATTCTTAACATTTGTCGTAACTGCCAAAATCTCGGGCGAAATAAATACTTTACCCTTGTCAGACAAATCTGCCTTTGCAGCATATGCCATTTGATTATTAGCAACATCAATCAACAAACGCAATGGTGATTGCTCAACAAAATCTGCTTTAGTATTACCAACATCATCAACAATCATTACTAACTTGTCCGATGTCCAATTGGACATAAATTTATCGCCCGCATTAACTGTAGCTCTACGTTGTTTATCAGTATCTAATCCTGCACTAATTAAAAGTGCATCAACTATTTGATCACAACAAGTAGTCTTTCCTTGTGAACTTTTACCATAAAACTCAATGGCAAAAGGTGCAGGTCGAATACCACTACTAATCTGATGCAAAACGAATTCACCTCGAATACAAGCCAATCTTAAATACTTTCTATTGACCATATTATATTCAAAACTATGCGGTTTCAGACTATTCAATATTTTCTGAAAAGCAAGTTCTGTGTCTCGTAATAATTTATCCAATTCATGTGGTTCTACATTAGCTATTGCGCGTAAATTTCCACATCTTTCCAAAGACCACCATTGTTCTATTGTGTTGTACTTATCGTCCAAATCCTTCATAATGGACTCACCTGTAAATAAAGGCATAAACGAACGATCCTTAAAACACAAATATATGCTCTCACAAAACAATGACGATGTTTCAATAACAGCATCAACAATGTCAAAGCAAGATGTATGTCTATCTAAAATACGAGGCTCCCATATAGTAAAAGTATCAATCTTAAATGTAACTGAACTTGCTTTACACAATCCAACTGACACTAACATACCTAATAGGCTCGAGAATTTTCGGAAAAAGCCATTTGTAATGGCACTCTTCCAATTTAACTTAATATCACGCATCAAATCAACCCACTTATCCGTAGATGTTGGTTCTTCACCCATATGGGGTTCAATCCGACATCCAAATACTTGGGACAAATGGTCGACTGCATGCAATAATAAAGATCCTGACAAATGTGTCTGCAAATATTGAAATGTACTAGCTAAAATTCCTAAAATATTACTGGAATTCACTATACTAACTGTTAAAGCCAATAATGTTTCAATTTCGCGGACAATAATGTCAACCTGAGTCCCTCCATACTTATCCTTCAATTCATCAGCAAGTTCTACAAACTTACTAAAAGTTTCAAAGGTTTCACCCATATGAGGTTGCATTCGGGACTTCTTTTTGTAGTGAGATTTCTTATCATACCAATTATCTCTTGACTGCCCACCACAGTCTTCTACATTCTTTCGTGTCGAGAGGTGTTGTGGCTTTCTTTGGCCAACACTTCTCTTATTCTTCTTTTGTTTCTTCTGAAACGTAAATATTTTCTTGTCTAGTTTCGATTCACTGCTCATTGTTTTATAATAAAATCCAATGAGCCAAGTGAACCAAAACCTTAAATTAAGGTTTTCTGGTTCAACTGTCGATCTGTACTGTACTACCTCCGTTTGGAGTTTCCTAACTGTGACTAAGAGCAAGCTCTTTCAAATCAACCAGCATACAAATCTGTGGCTCCCCGTCACAATAAATTGTGCCGGGCTGGTGGGGTGGCCATGCTTTATGGAGGCATGGCGCTCCTAAGTGACTAAATTAAAGTTCCGGTACTACCGTATACTAAAACTGCTTTATTAACTGTGTAAGGTGCTTGTCGACATCACCATACATCACAGAGTTGTTGATTACAACTATTAGATCTTTCTACAATGTAGAATGCATTTATCGCAATGATAACATTAACACGATAAATGATGACACTTCGTCAAATCAGTATGTGGGGTTGCTGCTAATGCAGCTCCACTCCGAAGAGTGGTGAGTTTATAAATTCTTAGGAAAATGAATAACTCGAAAAATCAAATTCCAAAGATCACTATAAAACCTGGTCATCGGGATCAAATCGATAACCTCCAATAAGGGGGGGGTGCATATTTATAAGGCTATGCGAACCGTCGATAAAGAATGCGTACTTTGTGCGTATGTCTACTACAGCTGCGTGAACTGTAATAGACAATTCAAAGCTGTGCTAGCGTACGTGACGCTAACAAAGCTAAACAAGGTTTACTAGCGTAACGTGACACTAGTAGACCTAATGCACGTGTGCATTTAACAAGAATGTCAAATACACTAAGTACC